CTGAGCATAATTTTTCTCATTAATGCTTTTTAAAAAGTTAACTATTAAAGCCTTCTCACGCATACCTATATATTTATTATCCCCGACTTTATTTTTTTCTGTGTTTTTAACACATTTTTTACAAGGTGTAACATTGCCATTCTCATCTTCATAACATTCTTCATCAGCTGGTTGTTCTGCCGTGGCTACTGGCACAGCCACTGGTGCTGATTTTGCCGCTGCTACAGTTGCTAGTCTTGCAGCCAGGCTTGCCGGTTTTACTGATATTGCAACCACCGGTACCATTTCGTCCAATTTTTCAGCCATTAGAGTACCTTGCTAATTTTCTTAATAAAATCAACTACTTGTTCCTTAAGATAAGCTTGTACATCATGCTTAGGTAAATGTCTTAACTTAGAAGAAAAATCATCGTATATTTCTTCATAATGACCATCATTGGTAACTACAAATTGTTTGGATTCTAGAATACCATTTACAAATGCTTTAGAAAAACTTGGATCAGCAACACAATCTATAGCAACAAGCCTAAAATCTTTAACACGGTTTACACCGCTTCCACATTCTTCAAGCTTTCCTAAGGCTCTAGAACTCATACCCACTTTTACACCGTCATTTATCAAGCTTCTTACAATCTGTCCCATAGGAGTAGTTAATACTTTTGATTTGCCATAATACACATTACCATTACGATTTAGCTCGGTAACTAAATGACATGCTCTCTCAAGATTAACTTCCGCTGCCGTGGGGTGATTTAATTCACCCATAGAACGATTTGTCTTAACCATTTCACTAATATACCGTCCAACTTCTTTATCCATTTCGTGGGAATCGTAAATTCGTCTATTTTTATTGACCTCTTCACATTGCATGTATGGTCCCTTGATAAACATGGTGCTAGGCTGATTGCCACTCTTCTCCTCCACAATATATTCAAATTGATCTTCAGGAGCAGGTGTTTCTACTAGTAGTCTTAAGGCCATATATGTTATTTATTATAAAAATACTTTATTTCTGCAACTCTTTTTCAGTTAAAACAATGAACTCATAGCCTCTATTCTTACACCATTTCTTTGCACTCTCCCACTTGGCCTGGTTGGTAATGTATGTGAGCTGCTCATACAGTATGGTTTTATCCCTCTTGCCAGCAGTGTTTTGTGGCCGCAAAGTTTGTTTGTAAGGTTTAACTTCAACCAAAAATTTCTTGATACCAGTGGCTGTGTTGAGTTTAATGTATGCATCCACAATATAATTGTGAGTCTTGTTATCTACCGGACTAGTATATGGTATCACTATAGACTCACTACCCCACTCCACAATGTTGGGATTCATATCACACCAACGGAATAGTTTTAACTCCCAGCTGCTCAGATACCGAGGCAAATCATGACCTCTGTACTTGGCCATATGTGTGGGCTTGAAGATGCCTTGTATATATTTGTTGTTCTTGGCTACAAACTTCATGTTACCCCACCATGAAAATGGTAGGATCAGCTGCACCCATGCCTGGTGCAGAGCCTTGCAATATCTGAGTCTCTAACATTTCCTTTTCTTTGAGACCTTGGTCCAACATGCTGTTAAAATTAATTTGCCCACCACCAAATAAATTGGTGCCAGTATACTTGCCTCTGACTTGACCAATGGCTATTTTGGTCAGAGCCAGTGTGTACTGATATACCCATGGTTCTTTGATCACATCTACCAGTGGTCTCTCCACATAGCAAGTCACAACACCATAAAATCTGGTAGAAGATGTAGGCTCTGGATACATGTGCATATATTGTGTTCTGTTATCAAACTTAACATCACGTTTTAATGCTAAAACTTTCTCTCTTGTATCTAGCCAATTTTTAAGAATATTCCAACTAATCAAATCAAAGCCATAGTTGCCCAAGGCATAGCTAAAATATGTCTGCTGTGCTAGTGTTTGTTCAATAGTAAACAATGTATTAATACCGTTGGAGCTACCTTCTTCAAAATCTACTACTTCTGACACTCTTCTGTAATCATCAATCAAATAGTCATAGCTGTTGAGCAATTCCAATTCATTGGGATTGTTCTGGTCAAAAACTTGGTACAGGTACGGGTTGGTAGCATCACCAATGACCATTCTGCCTATGTTGTACAGAGACTTGATGTCTTCACTCACTCCCTTGACTTTAGCACGGTAGTTAAAATCTTTGGTCAAGCTAAAAAGTACATCCAGTCTTATTCCTTTGCCAGCCTCATACAAGTTGCTATCAAAGATTAAAAATTCTTGTGTATAACCTGCATACCGGGTAAACATCTCACAAGCTATGCCAATAAATTCATTCAGCTGATCTGCATGTATTTCAATGTTGATCAGAGGGGCTCCCAGAGCCCGGCATACCCTCTGGCCCAGCCGGTCATAACTCTGAATTTTGTTATTAAGGTTGGTGCTATAAAAAGCACTGGTAGGCAATGATGTGGTACACTCCATCATAAGTATGTAATATTTAGTGATCCATCCAGTGCTGAGAAGTATGGAATGGCACCAGTAATAGTAAGACCAGAATTACCTGCTAATAAAAATGCATCTGTTTCAACAGCTTCTGCAGGGTCTGGTGTAAGCACAATACCTACACCAGCAAAATATGTGTAAGGTAACAAACCTGACAGGGAGTAAAACTCAGTATTACCATACATCTTTCTACCATCACTGGTAAATTTGACTACTGTAACACCAAATTTTTCTAAATTAATACCAGTTATAGTAGGTGAGTTAGCAAACACATAGTCACTATTAAATAGTGCATTTTTAATATTTTCACCAGGTTGCTTGAGCACAAGGGTGTATCTGCCACCTCTCTTTTTGTTGTCCTGGTTTATGTTCAGGAAAATGGCACTCTGACTCAAGGTCATAATTGAGAATTGATTAGCAGACAAATTCCAAAATACCGCACTAGTGGGAGTTAATTGTGTGGCATCAAAATTTTTAGATTTTGTATCTTGCTGAGCCAAATTGGTCAAATGTTTGTTCTGATAGTCTTCCCAAATTGCACTAGTTTGTTGTGTTGTATTAAAGGTGTTGTTAAATGAGAGTAAATTTGCCAGCAAGCTATCAGAGAAGCTTTTGCCCAATTGCCATGTTGCACTAAGCGCTGTAACTGTGGCATAAACAGTATAATAATTACCAAATTTAGCGCTTAGTGTATGCAATGTATTGTACAGACCATACCATTCCATGCTGTTAGACAGCCCCTCACTACGGTATCCATCAGGCACAGTTAAGAATACAACTACCGGTTCAGCTGCAAAAGTAACCAAGTCTTCTGCATTAAATGTGAAAACTGCTTCTGTAGCATAAGAAGATACCACATACAAATTATTATAAAATATTCCTGGAAAAGGCTTAGTCTGAGATGCTATGGGGTCAATTGCACTGTCAGGGAACCCACTTGCAGATACAGTATGGTGGGTTGCTTGGTGAAATTTGTTGTGGAATAAAATATTGCTCATTCACCAAAATAATATGTTGGGTTGCCAAACATTAATGTACCATCAGAAACAAAGTCGAGAATTACTCTATTAAATGTGGACAGATTAATTGTGCGGGTATTAATAAGGTTATTGCTCAGCCTGTATGCAGTGCCAAATATGGCGCTAAGACCTGGAGAATTAGTAGATATATTCAGTACATATGTACCACCTGCTTTAATATTAGTAGGATTATTAAAAAAGGTACTTCCTGTCACACCGGCAAAGGTTACTTGATTGTCTTCAAGATTCCAGCTCATTACACTCAATCCTGGAAAACTTGCATCATATGTAATGTTGGTACCAGAGAATGTTTTTGCTCTGTTAAATTCTTGCGCTATGTTAGTATACATGGTAAACTCACTATACCAACTAGCGCTGTTATCTCTTACTGTAGTATATGTGGAGACAAAATTTGCACTAACAGCATTGAATGTCAAGTACCCGTTGTACCCCAGACTCCATCCTGCTGACAACACATTTACTGTTTGATACAATGAGTCAGAATTAGCCCAATTTGCACTGTTGGCTTTAATCGTAGAGAAAGCAGACCACCACTCAT